TTAAATCGCAATTAAATCTTTCCAAGTAGCAGATCCGCAAATACCATCCACTTCCAGAACTTCTTTTCTAGATTCCTGATAAGCTTTCAGAGCGTAAATCGTGTTTGCATCTGCTGTCCATGTAAGTTTCAGAGCTTTGCCGTTTTTGCCTTTAAAGCCTCTGGCTCTTAATATTTCCTGTAAGAGAAGCACAGATGTATTTTTGTCTCCTGCTTTTACTGTCTCTGGGTTAAACATGTAGCTGCCTCCTTCTGGGTTTGTTGTCTTGTCTGTTTCATCTTTATCTGCAGATAAAACAATTGAATAGTCCGGTGTACAAAATTTTGTCCCCGGAAGATTACTGTTGTAATAGCTCTTCTGGCACACCCCGCCACCATTTGCCACGATACCGGATGCTCCGGAAGTATTTCCCTCAATCGTCCAGAACCTGTCTCCGGCTACTTTTGTTACAAAGCCGGTGTGGGTAAATGTATCGCCGTGTTTAAATATAACAATATCTCCAACTTTTGGATTGGCATTTTTTACAAATAAGACGCCTAAGGTTGGGCAGTATACATACGGCCAGTGTTTTAAGAGTTTCTTTGCATTATCCAGACCAAAAGCTTTCATGAAACACCAGGAGATAAACGCTGCGCACCAGGGCTGCCCCTGATAGGATGGTTTTATATCTCTCCAATATTTTGTATAGTTTGCTGATCCGGCATTTCCAGTCTTGCTGTCAAGCTGGCTGTTATTTTTCTTTTCCAGGTACCCGATCTCTTCTTCTGCAATTCCCAGAACTACGTTGATAGCTTCACTCTTTGTCATGACTGTGTTTTCCTTTTCTATATCTTTTGCTTCGTTATAATCTTTGTAAAATATATTTCTATCTACAGTTCCGCTGATGCCTGGTATCTTCGCTTTGCTGGAATACTGCCAGCCCACACCAAAGTCCGGCCGGAGTCGTTCCTGTAAGGTGCCGTTATCTGATGCCGGATAACGTGCGATCCAGAAATCATATTTTTTCAGATGGCTACAAATTACATTCAGGTACCAATCCACATTGCAATAAATACCAAATTTATATCCCGCTGCCGTGATAATCTTTTCGAATGCTTCTGCCAATTTATGGATCTGTTCAGCTCCGAGGCTTCTCTGATTATTCCATTCCAGATCCAGCCAGACCGGATACTGCAGTTTTCGCCCGTTCAGAACTTCCACTACTTTTCTGGCTTCGCTCTGTATCTCCGCAACTGTCATGGCATAACTGTATTTATATGCTCCGGTTGGAATGTTATGTTTCTGACATCCGGAGTAATTTTTCTCAAAGCAGCTATCAATCACGTTTCCGGCTTCTGTGATCCGGAGTATTGCAAAGTCCATTCCGTAGTTTGCTACGGTATCCCAGTCGATTGCTCCTTGCCATGCTGAAACATCTATTCCTCTTATTTCCATGTCCGTCTCCTTTCACAGAGAAAATAGGGATTAGGGATGATCACTCATCCCCTGAATTATTCGTCCTTATTTGCTTGTTTTACAATCTGGTTTACATATGTAGAAAGACCAGCAATCAGGATTCCCTGTGTGATTGCTGTAAAGATTGCCATTGCAATATCCTGTCCGGTACCGCAGGTGCAGGTGGCAAACACATAGATTGCGCAGATTGCAATGCTGATTCCGCCAAGGATAAGCGGGATATACTTATCTTTTACTGCCTGCGCCTGTTTGAGCGCCATTCCTACAAAATATAAGGCAATCGCTACTACGATGAGTTCCGGTTTTACATAGTTAATGATCTGTTCCATAGTCATTCTCCTTTTTGTTTGATATGTAATTCATCAATTTCCTGCTTCATTTTGGTCACCATACCATTCCCGCCTAACACATGATAGGCGTCGTACATTTCACAGAAGTTCTGGTATGCATACGATGGAATGTTTCCGAACTTTGTGTACTTTGCGTGATACTCTATCATCTGCACGCGGAGCAGGAGCATAGTCCCCTTACTATTTGCATCCCGGTCTTTTTTCTGGTTCTTCAAGATCCAGACGATATACCCTAAAAGAACCGGTAATACAATAGTATATGTCTGCATGAGTATTTCTTTCACTGTTTCACTCTTTCTCCGGTTTGCGCCGGCACAATTTTAAAACGGTAATATGTCTTTCAGCGGCTCTGCTCTTATATTCTCTGGCAGTTCATCATCGTCAACATCTGCGTATTTACGGCAATTAAATTCTACAAGATCAATATCCTTTTCAATCTCCTGCAGAGTTTTATCGCTCTGGCCGTTTGCAAGCAGGACCAGATCAAAGATGATGGACCAGAGTTTGCTTATGATCTGTAATTTTGTCATTTATTCTCCTCTGGTAAAGAAATGAGTTCCTGATATTCTTTATCTGTAAGTTTTCCACGTTCCTTTGCCTGTTCTACCATTTTCAGCCAATTTTCGTGGTTATACATTTTCTTCATTTTCAATAAAATTCTGTACATCTTCATCCTCCTCTTCCGGAATATAAACGTCTGTCATTGCTGCCAGATACTGAATTGTTACGTTCTGGTTTTCAATGATTTTTTTCTGCTTTTCTACGGTTGCTCTGAGGTTCTCGTCCTCTGCCGCTTCCGCAGGTGTCTGAGTCATTTTTCTTACTTCCATGTTCTTCACCCTTTCTTAACTGTTTTAAATATTTCTGAGTCCTTTGTTTTACTTTATACGAATTTCCTTTATCAGCATTATTTTTCCAGGAATTGTGATGTTCATCTACTTTTTCCGGTTCAAGTTCTCCTCTCTGTGATTTATGAACCATCCTCACAAGAGTTTTTCTTTCATGCTTTACACTATCTGAGTTAAGCGTCATGATTATCCTTCCTGTTTCTGTCAGCCGATAGTCGAATCCCAAAAATGTAAATCCTTTTTCAAGCGGTGTTATGTGTGATTTCTTTTCATTTGCTTCCAGCCCGTATATCTGCAATTGCTTCATTATCTCACCGAAAACTCTCTCAGCCTGTTTTCTTGTTTTAACAAGAATCCAGAAATCATCCATGTATCTGATATTGTATTTTACATGCAACTGTTCTTTGATATAATGATCTAATGGATCCAGAAGTGAAATACCGGCAATCTGTACCATTTGAGATCCTGGATTGTATCCGGTTTCTCCTGCGTACTGGTCTCGTAAAACTCCACACGACATTTCTGTTGTATCCTTATCCGTCAGATTCCTTATTTGCCTTTCTACATCGCTGTGCCGCATGTTTAGGTAGTATCCATGTATGTCAACCTGAACTATCCATCCTTTTGTGCCGTATCTGCAGTAATAATTCCATAGATATTTTTTAACCAGTGTTCTTGCAAAGTCTGTTCCCTTTCCTGTCTGGCAGGCACAATTTGAATAAGTGAATCTCTTTGTCATTTGAGGATAAAGAGAATTATCATTAATGCTCCTTTGATATACCCGGTCCTTAAACGGAATGCTGAGAGCTTCCCGGCGTTTCGGATATGTTATCAATACCGTTTTAGGTTTTCCATTCTTCCATGTTCCGTCCTGATGCTGATGTTTCATCCGGAGTATATTTTCTTCTCCATTTAACAAAAACGACTTAACTGATGGTTTCCATGTTACTCCATTCTTACATTTCAGCATTGATTCGTATAAACTATCATAGCTTGTTATATGATCTTTCATCTTTTGTGCTTCCGCAGTTTCTCAGTGCTGGCAGGCTTATGTAAGTCACGCACTGTCTCTTTCGATTATCCGCGGTATTGTTTAGGCTTATGCCAGGGATTTCGGCTCCTTGTCTATATCTTCAAGGCGATCATTGCTATGCAATAACCATAATGCTTTTAGGAAGACAATCGGGGCATACACATTCGAGTTCCATGCGTTCGTGTTGTTGACGTTGCCACTGGTGTTCACATTCATGACGTTGTTAGCGTTGCCACGGTTAGCTGAACGAGAAAACACATTCTGAGGTGATAGCCTACGTCCCATATTTTTTATGAGTACCGGTCTACATCAGACTCTCGCCATTTCTTGATGTAGTTCCTAACTTTGAGCGTCTGTTCTGACCAGTATTCTATCCTTTTGCCTTTCAGGTGAAAGAGAGGGTGCGCAAGCCCGATCAGTGCAAGTAAGTTGTTACAATCCAGAATCGCCTGACGCTGCAGTTTGCTTCTCCAGGCCCATAGCTCTTTCTTATTCTTTTCTGTTACCCGGATATTGTTTGCGGTCCAGGCATTTATATAAATGTCTTTCGCTGTCCGGATGATATCGTCCGTGAGCGCAGATTGATATTCCGGAAGAAATACCTTTTTATTCTTGCAGATCTGAATCGTGTAGACCGCCAGCTCTCTTGCGTACCATACTGCATTTAACTGTCTATTCTGCGGTGTGTCCGGTACATTTCTCTCACCTGCTTTAACTGCCATTTCTTTTCCTTTCTATCCCTGCATCCGTGGGTGCAGGGATTATTTGATTGCTGATTATACGACGACAAGCGGGGCATACACATGCGAGTTCCATGCGTTCGTGTGGTAGACGATGCCACTGGTGCCCACACTCATGACGTGGTTAGCGTTGCCACGGTTAGCTGAACGAGAAAACACAAACTGAGGTGATGTGTGGTTCGCAGCTGAATATCTAATCATAATCGGATAGGTTTTCCATGGTTCAATTGGTATTTTGGAATTTGTTCTCCGCTGCCAGTATTCGTGAACTGTTCCCTCCTCTTTGCTCATGTTGACATTCATCTGAGACATGGATGCAAGGAGCACTCTGTCGTATGTGATATCTGTCACGCCGCCATCATTGACCGTGTTCGCAAGTGTAGTTACTTTGACCGTCTTTAATGCTGCCAGCATATCCGCAGGCATTCCGCAGAGGAAACCGTCTTTTGTGGCTAACTGGCTCGGTGCAATATCCCAGTCGTCCTGTTTTGTCCACCATTTGCCCTTTGGTTGTGTTGAATTGAGCCACTGACGGGCCGCTGAGTATTTCCAGCGATTCCATCCGTATGCTGATTCCTGCATACTGTTAAGATTTCCGTTTCTGGTTGTGTGCTGCATGGTTCCCAGATCTGTTCCGTCTGATCCGGATGTAACTGCCACGGTTTCAATTGTGGTGATCCCGTCTGCAGCATAAGAGGTTGCTTTCCAGTTGCTCGGCGCAACGTCCGGCATCTGTGTGAATCCATATACTGATCCGCCTGCAGGTACGGCCTTGGTCAAAGTAAACTGCCAGTATGTGTCTGCTTTTGCATTATTTCCCCAATCCTTTTCTAATTTGAGGTGATAAGTTCCTGCTGCCAGTCCATCCGGACAGCGCAAGAATGCACGGTTGCTAAACTGTAATCCAAATGGGGTTGTGTAATGCGCTTCCAGGAATGTTCCTGGAATGACTTCTCCGTCCTCCAGTTCTACATTTTCAAAATGTGTAACCTGCCACGGGAAATCATATTCCTGGCCGACGGCAGTATCTGTCCATTTCTCAAGAATCTGGTCTCCGAAATCAAAAATTTTCTGAGCGTACCCATTTCTGGAAAGTCCGCTGATCTGGTCCCACGTTGATATGTTTTCCAGGTTTGCTGCCTGTGTAAATGCCATTGTCTGCAATGCCTGTGAAATTTCTTTCATAGTGCTTTCGCGTGGGAAATTAATGAGTGTCTGGTCTCCTGTTGCCATTTCTGTTCCTCCTTTATTTATAATCTCTAGTTATTCTGTATAGACAATATCAAGTCCTCCATCCTCACTGTTTATGGAAAAACTTATATGATTCGTCTGCTTTTTAATAGTTTCTGTTAATATTTGTGCTTCTTTTGTCTGATTCTTGGATTCCTCCGTGGCTTTCTGCGCTGACTGTACAATTTTATCAACATCTGGAAGAGTCGCCGCATTGATAAGCATCTGAGCAAAGTCTTCCTTTGTTCCGAGGCATCCTTTTTCTAGTGCGATTGCATATGCGCTTACTGCACCTAAGTCTTCCCAAATCACGCCATCACCTCCAGCCTTCCATTTTTCATCCTGAAGCTTGCCTTGTCTCTACTTATGCAAATCAGTCTTCCGTTATCGTCAAGTTCCAGGTGCATATAGTTTTGTAATGACTTAGGAATATATGCATATAAATGCCCGTCTTTTTTTACCCATATGCGTGTTGACTCATATTTGGGTTGATATGGTCTGATTGGTCCATCAGACGTGAAAATGATATTTACTTCTGCAGCTTTCATATTTTCCTCATCATTCTGTATAGACGATATCAAGTCCGCCGTCTTCACTATTTATTGCCAAAGTTATATGTTGCGTCTGAGCGATCAGTGCATCTGTTGCGGACTTGGCGGCAGCCGCCTGGTCTTTAGCAGCTTTTGCGGCGGTATTTGCATTTGTTGCCGCTGTTTCAGCTGTAGTCGTGGCAGTTTTGACAGCTTCTAAGGATTTTCCAATTTCTGTGCTTAAATTTGCCGCGTCCGAAATCGTTTTTTTGAGTGTCGTATCCTTTGCAGTTGCATCCGCAATTGTCTTGTTCAGATTATCTTTCGCTGTCTTTATGTTTACATCAAATCTTCCAATCTCCTGATTGGTATGTTCTGTAATTCCTTGCTGTGCTTCTGATTCTTTCAGTGCAATATAATCTTCTGTCTGACTCTTTACATTCTTTACGGATATCTCCTGCTGACTGATTATAGTCTGTATCGCCTGTTTCCTTGTCTTATCAATTTCTGCCTGAGCCAAAGTGACCGATTCGGTCACTTTTTCATCAAATCCGGTGATCTGTGCATTGATATTCTGTTCAGACTCTGATGCTACCTTTCTGGACTGCTCCGCGCTCTGGGCGTAGCCTGCAGCACTGTCTCTGCTATTCTCAGCTTCCTGCGCTGCTTGCACAGTGTTGGAATGTAACTGCTGCATATCCGTGTGAGCTGATTCTATTTCCTGCTGTGACAGCTCTACTGCTGCTCTGGATGTCTCAACCTGTTTGGCTTTATTAATCACATCATCATAGGCTGCAATATATTCCGGTGTCATATCTCCTGGAAGGGCTATCATCTGCCAATGCTCTGAATTATGACCCGAATCAGGAGCGATTCCTGTGATTGTTGTCTCCAGCTCTGCCAGGCAGAAGTATGAGCCGCCCTGATA